GTTGTAGCCGAAAGCGACGTCGCTCCACCCCGCCAATGCTCGCTGGAGAAAATCGTTGATCTCGCAACCAAACCGGCGAATCTTGCAAACTTCGCACGATTCTGTCGCGAACTGAAGATCGAGGGCGGGAAACCGCTGAAACTGTTCCGGGAGGAACGCCTGATGCTCGCCGACTACTTCGCCGGCGTGCGTGAGCTGCTGATCCTGATCCCGAAGAAGAACGGCAAGACGACGCTGCTGGCGGCGGTCGCCCTCTACCATCTGCTCACCACCCGCGACGCCTACTGCGTGATCGGCGCCGCCTCGGAGGACCAGGCGACGATCCTCTACCACCAGGCGGCCCGCATGATTTCCCGTTCCGAACTCGGCGGCGTCTACCACGCGCAGAAGGGTTATCGCCGCATCACCTACCGCGACGACGGCGGCACCATCCGGGTGCTCGCCTCGGACGCGGCGACCGCGGACGGCGTGTTGCCGACGCTCGCCCTGGTCGATGAGCTGCACCGGCACAAGAACGCGGACCTGTACGGCGTCTTCCGTGACGGCTTGAGCGGCCGCGACGGCCAGATGATCACGATTTCGACGGCCGGCGACGACGAGGACTCGCCACTGGGCCGGTTGCGAGCGCAGGCCTACGCGCTGCCGGGGATGACCCATTCGGGCGTCTACCGACACGTTGTCAGCCCGGAGTTTGCGATGCATGAATGGGCGCTGGAGCCGGACGACGACCGTGACGACCTCAAGCTGGTGAAGCGGGCGAACCCGGCGCCCTGGCAGACGGTCAAGCAGCTCAGGATCCGGCATGACTCGCCGTCGATGACGGAATGGCAGTGGGCGCGCTTCGCCTGCGGCGTCTGGCTCTATGGTGAGCAGGGCGCGATCGCGGAGCGTGAGTGGCGCGCCTGCGAGGATCCGGATGCGGTGATCCCGGCTGGCTCGAGCGGCGTGCTGGTCGGCATCGATCTGGGGTGGCGGCAGGACACGACGGCGCTGGTGCCGGTCTGGCCAGCCGAGGACAGCGAGCAGATGATCGTCGGCGCGCCTTCGATCCTCGTTCCTCCCGGCGACGGGACGTCGCTGCCGTTCGACCATGTTTGGGACGCGGTGACGGAGATCGCGGACCGTTACGACCAGCCGGTGTTCATCGTCGACCCGGCCGCGGGCGGCGAGCAGCTCGCGCAGCAGATCAGCAACGAGCTCGCGCTCGAGGTGATCACCTATTCGCAGCGGCACCAGCCGATGTGCATGGCCGCGGAGCGTTTCGCGGCGGCGGTCGCCGACGGCCGGATCCGCCATCCCGGCCATCAGGTCCTTACCCGTCATGTGCTGGCGGCGGCGGCCCGCCAGGTCGGCGAATCGTGGCGGCTGGCAAAGCCGAAGCGAGCGGACGCGAAGATCGACGCCTGCATCGCGTTGGCGATGGCGGTCAGCATGGCGGCCGAGCGGCCGTCCGAGGTGTGGGCGTCCGCGTGGTGAGGCGGACGGTGTGGGCGTTCGAGCCTCAGGTCGGTGGCGTCCATTTCGCCGCCTGGATCGGCAGCACCCAGGAATTCGACGCGATCGTCGAGCAGGGCTACGTGACGCTCAACGGCCAGTACGCCGACGTCGTCGACCGTGATGACCCGAACCTTTGCGACCGGAGCAGCGGCTTCGTTCGCTTCCAGTTGCGCGAACCTCTCAGGCCACGTCTCGAGCTTGTCCGCTGCGAGCTCGAGCAGACATACATGGAGGCGACACCATGCGCTGTCTCGTTCTAGGCGCCGGCGGCCCCGCCGGCTGGAACACCGTCAAGGCATTGGACAAGGCCGGCCACGACGTCCTGGTCGACGACGCGAACCCGGAGCATCTGTATCCGTTCGAGGCTGGCCAGCGCTGGGACGGTGAGGAGCCGGCCGATGCGATAATTCCCCAGCCCGACGTCTTGGTCCGGGAGGTCGCCGCAGCTCCCCCCGCGGGCGTCGGGCTCTACCTGCCACGGCTCGAAACGATCGATGCCTGCCAGGACAAGGCATACGCCGGGCGGCGCTGGTATCTGACCGGGCAGCGCAACCACGAGCCGCTCGAGGTGACGCCGCCTTGGCCGGACGAGCTGAACCTGGCCGCCGACGAGCTCGGCTTTCCGTTCTGGCTGCGCGCCAAGCATGGCGCCGGCGCGAACAAGGCGATCAAGGTGGAGCGGCTGGATACCGCGTTCCACTGGATCCGGTTCTGGGATACCCGTGAGGTGGAGGTGGATTGGATCGCGGAGGAGTTTCTGCCCGGCCGCGATCTGGCCTGGTCCTCGCTCTGGTTCGAGGGTGAGCTGGTCGCCTGCTTTCTGCGGGAGCGGCTCGAGTACGTCTACCCGCACCTGACCCCGGAGGGATTGACGGGCACGCCGAGCCTGGCCCGGATCGTGCAGGACCCGACCGTGCGGGCGCGGGCGATGGATGCCGTCCGGGCGATCGATGAGTATCCGCATGGAATCTTTAGCGTCGACCTGAAAGAGGATGTTGCCGGTGTGGCGCGTCCCACCGAGATCAACGCCGGCCGCTCATTCACCACCATGGGCCTCTGGTCGCTCTACGGCTTCAACTTCACCAGCTACGCCGCCAGGCTCGCGGTCGAGGAGCCGGACCGGATGATGATCGACCCGCTGCCGGACGGGCTCGTTCTCAGCCGCCACCTCGACCGGCCCGCCGTCTTTATGGACCGCTCCCCGGTGCCCGCGTGAGCGCCAGCACTGAAACCGGACTCAAACTCAACATCGGCTCCGGCCGATACCTACTCGACGATTGGACCAACATCGACCAATGGTGCGACGCCGACGTCCAAGCCGATTTCATGACGCTCCATTACCAGGACATTGAACGTATCCGGCTCAGCCACGTGCTTGAACATTTCTCCTGGCGGGAAACCCCGGACATTCTACGGCGACTCCACGGCTGGCTCCGTCCCGGCGGCACCCTCGACCTCGAAGTCCCTGACATGACGGCGATCATGGAACGAGGCACCCGGCATCCGCTCTGGTTCAAGTACGTCTACGGCGACCAGTCGACACCGGGCGAATACCATCAGGCCGGCTTCACCACCGATATGCTGATCTCGGCACTCGCGTTCGCAGGTTTCCACGGGATTCGCTGCGGCCGCTTCGAGTCGCAGCACCCCGGCCGCGAACGGATGCCGGTGATCTATGCCGAGGCCGTCAAGTGAACCTGATCGCCATTCTGAGCTGGTATGACGAGCAGGCCGCCTGGCTCGCCGGCGTCGTCGCGTCGCTCGCCAAGCTCGAGGTGAACCATCTGATCGCGGTCGACGGCGCCTACGCGCTTTACCCGAAGGGCCGCCCTTACTCGGGGGCCGAGCAGCACCAGACGATCGTGACCACGGCGCGCGCCCTGGACATCGGCTGCACCATCTCCACGCCGCGCGAGGTCTGGTTCGGCAACGAGGTCGAGAAACGCAACCATGCGTTCGCGCTGGCCGAGACGGTCGCCGAGCCGAACATCGATTGGTACTTCATCATCGACGCCGACACCTTTGTGACCAACGGTGGCGTTTGGCGCCAGCATGTCGAGCGGTCCGGCGCCGATGTCGCCGAGGTCACCTTCCGCGAACCGTACGGTTCGATCGACACCGCGTGCGGGCTGCGTTGCATGTTCCGGGCGATCCCCGGCCTCCGCTTCGACCGCGCCCACTTCATCTACCGCACCCCGGACGGCCGCGACCTCCACGACAATGGCATCGAGGTTCTGCCGTTGCCGATGATTGAGGTCGAGCATCGCACCATGGACCGTGACCCTTACCGCAAGGAGCTGCAAAACGCCTACTACAAGCGGCGCGACGAGCTCGGCGTCGAGATCCCCGACCCGGTGCGAACGAATGTGGCTCAAGCGTAAGCGGCGCGTCCGCATGCACCTGATCAGCCCGGAGCGGGCCGAGCTGCCGTCGATCGAAGGATTGCTCGTTTCGCGCCGCCACGGCGAGTATCTTTTAGCCATGCCCGAACTGCTGGTGAATCCGGAGGCGAACCCGGCCCGGCTTGAGGCGCCCAACGCGGCGATCCCCAGGGAACGGGTCGCCTTCTACGAGGTCCTATGATCACCCGGCTCCGCAGCGGCCAGCCGGTCGAACTCCGCGCGTTCGCCCTCACCGACATGATCAGTTGGGGCTACACCGGCCTCCGCGGAGCCGGCCTCGCCGTCAGCGAATCCGACGCCCAGGGCATCCCCGCCCTCTACCGGGCCGTCCGATTGAAGGCGGAGGCGGTCGCCGGGCTCGACCTCTGCTGCTACTCCGGTGACGGCTCCGAGCGCCGCGAACGACCCAATGTGCCGCAGGCCGTCCTGTTCGACCAGATCCCCAACCCGCACCAGTCCCGCTTCTCATTCTGGGAGACGGTCGCCGAATCGTTGGCCTGGCGCAACATCGCCAACGTCTGGAAGAACGTCGATCCGATGAGCGGCCGCATTCTCGAGTGGTATGCCCTTCACCCGGATCAGGTCAGCACTAACCGCGATGGCGACTGGACGGTTAGCGTGATGCAAGGCTACGTCGACCCGGTCGGACGCGGCCCCGCCAAATACATCGTCGACGCCAAGACGCTGCTCCGCATTCGCGGCTACGGCGCCGGCGGCAAACTCGACCCGCCCACACCCATCCAAGTCTTCCGCCAAGCGCTCCAATCACCGCTGCTTCGCATGAAAAGCGAGGCGCGCATGTGGCGGCGCGGCACCAGCCTCCAGCTCGCCGTCGTTTTCCCGCAGGGCGTCACCAAAGCCCAAACCGACGATTGGCGCAACAGTTGGCGCAACACCTATGAAGGCGCCGACGGCGAATCGACCGCCGTGATCGGCGGCGGCGCAGACCTCAAACCGATCGGCATGACTGCCAAGGACGCCGAATACGTGGCGATGGCCAACCTCACCGTCCAGGACGCCAGCCTGATCATGGGCGTCCCCTCCGAACTCCTCGTCAAACGCCAGGGCGAACGCTCACCCGCCGGCACCCTCGAGGAAGACACGACCAACTGGCTCCGCTTCGGATTACAGCCGGACCTGCAACGGATCGAAGCCGCCCTCGAGGCGGACACGACGCTGTTCCCGCCCGGCTCGCAAACCTACCCGCATTTCGAAACGGACATGTTCATCCGCGGCGACGTGAAAACGGAAGCCGAGATCCTCGTCTCGCTCGTCCAGGCGGGAATCCTGACCCCGAACGAGGCACGCTCGATTCGCGGCCTGGAGGACATTCCCGGTGGCGACATTCCACAGTTGACTCCGGTCGGCGGCGCGCCGAACCCGAACCTGAACGGAAACCAAGCCCAGAACGGCAGTGGCGACTATCCGGCCACTGTGGCAACATAAGGAGCGGAATGCCGGTGTCCGGCTCAACCGATCTTCCGCTCGGCCCCCGCGAGGAAAGCTGGGACGCCGGCGCAGCCCGCAAAAGCCTCAACCCGGACGACTACCCCAAAGCGTTTTTCTGGCGCGACCCGGACGGCGATCCGCAAACGCTGGCCGCCTGGAAACTTCCATTCGCCCGCCGCACCGACAGCGGATTGCAGGCGGTCTGGGCGGGCGTCACCGCCGGCGCGCAACGTTTGAGCTCCACCCAGGGAATCGACGTCGCAGCGGTCCAGGCGAAGATGGCCGCCTACTATCGCAAGGCGGCCAAGCAGTATGACGATCCGTCGATCACGCCGCCCTGGCAGAACGCGGC